GAATGAGATTGTTGATGCTCAACTAAAACCTGCTGAATTGCAGGCTACAGTGGCTGCTAGTGCGTCTAAGTACCTTGGTGAAAGCAATGATCCTACCGCTGAGTTTGAGCGCAGGATTAAACTGGCTAATGTGGCCCTCAAAGAGAAGGACATTAACACCAAAGCTGAAATTGCTAGGCTGCAGGTTCTTGCTGCTCGGCAAAATTCCGCATAAAAAAGGCAATCTTTTCATGTTCTTCGGCAGTTCCGTCATTTTTGATTCTGTTGGCTCTTAAAGAAATAATTACAACATTTCCTTTAATGTATCCTTTTGAAGGATCAACACGATCAAATGATGGACTGTTTTCTTGCTTGCCTGTAGCAAAGTAGTCTAGTTCTACCCCTAAAACAGGACAGTGAGTTGGAAAGGCGATATCACGAAAGTCTATTGTAAATTCGTGCCTGTATGAATGTGCTTTTTTGTTTCTAAACTTTTCACGCATTGCTTCGTAAACAGCAGACTTTCTCCATTCTTTATCTTTCCATTTACTGCCCCACTTAAGAAACATTTTTTCGTGTAACTTTTTACTGTTTTTTTCTCTTTTGATAAGAGTTACAGGGACTTTCTCTTTGTCCATAATTTGTTTGATGCGTTGTTTTGTAACTTTGTTGTCTAGTCTTCGTACTATTTCAGATATACCAACGCCTTCTTTAGCCCAAGAAATAGCTTGCTGACGCTCTTCTGCTGTTAACTTTTTCCAGTGATGATTTGTACTCATAAAGTTCTCCTAAAAATATAATGTTACCACACTTAATTAATCATGTCAAGAGATTGTAAGTAAATAGTTTTGTGTGGTACAATAACAGCATTAAGATAAGTAAGCACTCACTTCGGGAGACAATGCTTGGAAGACAGGGAACTACAGCAGTTTTACGAACACCGTTTTGACTTATTTGTACAGGCTGGTTGGAAAGACCTTGTAGAAGACTTCCAAGACTTAGCAAAGACAGTTGGTGACATAACGAAGTGCAGTGACGAACCAGATTTGTGGTACAGGCGTGGTCAGTTAGACATGATCAATTATCTAATCAACCTGCAGAGCCTAACAGAGGCGGCTTACGAGGAATTAGATGAAGATACTAAATGACTTTCAATGCGCCAAAGGACATAAAGAAGAATACTTTGTTGATTCTTCTGTAATGGTAGTTACTTGTAGGCATTGCGGTAATGATGCCACCAAGTTACTTGCAGCACCCCGGTCAAAGCTAGATGCTATTTCCGGTGACTTTCCAGATGCTACACGGAAGTGGGAACAAACCCGCCAATCTCACATAGCATGGGAAAGAAAAACTGGTCGTTCTGATCAGTATAAGTAAGCGGAAAAGGAAACCCCGCAAGTAATTAAAGTGTTCTTCCTAAAAAGCTATTTGCCTAGGAGACAATGATGGCTGAGTTTATTGAAGAAGGTAGTAATGAAGTCGCTGCAGAGGAAGTTCAAGAACTTGATCAACCGATGCAAGAAGTACAGCAAGAAGAAGTAGTTCAACAACAAGAAGTCGATGAGATTCCCGAAAAATACAAGGGCAAGGATCTCAAAGAAATTATCCGGATGCACAGTGAGGCTGAGAAGCTGATCGGTCGTCAGGGTAGCGAAGTTGGTGAATTGCGTAAGATTGTTGATGACTTTATTAAGGCCCAAACTGCTAACAACCAGCAACTGCAAGAGGATGTAAACGAAGATGACTTCTTCGCTGATCCAAAAGCAGCCGTAGCAAAGGCAATCGAGAATCACCCCAAAGTAAAGCAGGCTGAAGTTGCTGCTGTAGAGATGGCGAAAGCAAAGATTCTACAGAACTTACAAGCAAAACATCCTGATTTTCTTAATGTGGTTCAAGATAATGGTTTTCAAGACTGGATTAAGGCTTCTAAGGTTCGTTCTGAACTGTTCTTTAGGGCTGATAAGCAGTTTGATTTTGATGCCGCTGATGAACTCCTTAGCACTTGGAAGGATCGTCAAGGGGTAGCAAAGCAGACTGTTTCTGCTGAGAAGCAGGCAAGGTCGCAAGCCATTAAAAGTGCCTCTACCGCTGTATCTGGTGGAAGTGACGAAGCACCGTCTAAGAAGATATATCGTCGAGCAGACATTATTCGACTCATGCAAACTGATCCTGACAAGTATGACATGATGCAGCCTGAGATTATGGCGGCTTATGCAGAAGGCAGGGTTAGGTAAAAACTAACTTTTTATAAAGGACATTTAAAATGGCACTAGGCGCAAACCATGTAGTTCAATCAGCCGTTAACTCGGCTGGTTTTATCCCTGAGGTATGGTCTGATGAGATTATCGCCGCTTACAAGAAGAACCTTGTTGCTGCTAATCTGATCAAGAAGATGAACATGAAGGGTAAGAAGGGCGATGTTGTTCATTTCCCCGCTCCCGCTCGTGGCACTGCTTCTGCTAAGACTGCTAACAGCCAAGTCACTCTGATTGCTGAGAGCGGTACTGAGAAGACTGTTACCATCAACAGCCACTTCGAGTACAGCCGACTGATCGAAGACTTTGCCGAAGTTCAGGCTCTGTCGTCGCTGCGTCGCTTCTACACGGATGACGCTGGTTATTCTCTGGCTACTCGTATCGACACTGACCTGCTGGCTCTGGCTGCTGGTCTGCAGGGTGGAACTTCCTACTCTGGCGCTTTCATCGGCGGTGACGGCACGACTGCTTGGGATGCTACCGCTAACACCAACTCTGGTAACGAGACGGCTCTGACTGATGCCGGTATTCGTCGCACCATCCAGCGTCTTGACGATGCTGATGTTCCGATGGACAACCGCTTCTTCATCATCCCTCCTGTTGCTCGTAACACCATCATGGGTCTTGATCGTTTCACCGAGCAAGCCTTCACTGGTGAAGTTGGTTCTGCCAACACCATCCGTAACGGTCAGATTGGTGATCTGTATGGCGTTAAGGTCTATGTTTCGACCAACTGCCCCACGGTTGCCACTTCCAGCACCGCTGACACGGATCCCCGTGTTGCTCTGATGGCTCACCCTGAGTTTGCTGTTCTGGTTGAGCAACTTGGCGTTCGTGTTCAGACTCAGTACAAGCAAGAGTACCTCGGTACGCTGCTCACCGCTGACACGCTGTACGGTGTTGGTGAACTGCGTGACACCTCCGGTGTTGCTCTGATCATCCCCGGCTAATAACATTAGTCAGGTTCTCCCCAGTCTCACAAGGATTGGGGAGTTTTCTATACAGATTCAACGATTAGAGTCTGTATAGGAAACTAAGGAGATAGTCTAAATGGCCTTATTTCGTGGTGAAGGTGGTGCAGGAACCGCTGACATTACTACAACGCCAATTACCGTTGCTAATGGCGGTACTGGCGCTTCTACCACTGCTGGCGCTCGTAGTAATCTTGGACTAACTGCTACTGGTCAAGACACTACTTATGCCTTTAGATCTAATAATCTATCTGACTTATCCAGCGCTTCTACTGCTCGTACTAACCTTGGTTTAGGCACTGCAGCGGTACAGAATACTGGTTACTTTGCTACCGCAGCACAAGGCAGTCTTGCAGATTCAGCAACTCAACCCGGCGACTTAGCTACTGTTGCTACCACTGGTGATTATGATGACTTGTCTAACAAGCCTTCGTTGTTCTCTGGTAGTTACAACGATCTAACAAATAAACCAACAATCCCAGCAAACATTGACGACCTTGGTGATGTAACAATCACTAGCGCTTCTAATGGTCAGGTGTTGTCTTACAATGGTACTGCGTGGGTAAATAGCACTGCCAGCGGTTCTGGTACTGTTACTTCTGTTGACATGACAGTTCCTACTGGGCTGTCTGTTAGCGGTGGCCCAGTCACCAGCAGCGGTACTTTTGCTGTTACTTATTCTGCTGGTTATAGTATTCCTACCACGACTAAGCAAAGCAACTGGGATGACAGCTACACATTTGTATCTAACTTCCCAAGTCAGACCAGCAACAGCGGTAAGTATTTAACCACTAACGGCTCTGCTCTATCGTGGGGAACATTAAATACTTCTAACTGGGATACAGCGTATGGTTGGGGTAACCACGCATCAGCAGGTTATTTAACAACTGAAACATATACCGGCACTGTAACCAGTGTTGCAGCCAGTGTTCCCACAGGCTTTACTGTTAGTGGT